AACAGAAAATACAGGTCGTGGTAAGTCTCTTTCATTGATCTATTGCGATGAGTTTGCATTTGTACAACCTCCAGAAAAAGCCAAAGAGTTCTGGACTGCCCTAAGCCCTACATTGTCAACGGGTGGTAAGTGTATTATTACATCAACACCAAACTCAGACGAAGATCAGTTTGCGTTAATTTGGACCGAAGCACAAAAGCGTTTTGACGAGTTTGGCATTGAACAACCCTTGGGAGCCAATGGCTTTCATAGTTTTTTTGCACAGTGGAGCGAACATCCGGATCGAGACGAAGCATGGGCACAAACAGAACGTGCCAAGATTGGTGAAGAGCGTTTCCGTCGCGAGTTTGATTGTGAATTCTTAATCTTTGACGAAACGCTGATTAATGCTGTGCGACTAGCTGAAATGAAAGGTGTTGAGCCCACAATGATCATGGGGCAAACACGCTGGTACAAAGATATAAATCCGCAAGCAACATATCTAGTGGCACATGATCCTAGTCTTGGCACAGGTGGCGACTACGGTGCTATCCAGGTTTTTGAAATGCCCACAATGGAACAGGTTGCAGAGTGGCGTCATAATCTAACACCTATACAAAATCAAGTAAAGGTAATGCGAGAAATATTAAGATATATTCAAGAGCGTGGCCAAGAAAAGGGCGGACAACCACAACTATACTATTCCGTAGAAAACAACACCCTTGGAGAAGCCGCACTTATCGTTATTCGTGACATAGGTGAAGAAAACTTTCCAGGACTATTCCTAAGCGAGCCTATCCGTAAAGGGCATGTGCGTAAATTCCGTAAAGGATTTAACACTACACACCGTACAAAAATTACAGCCTGTAGTCAACTCAAGAACATGCTAGAAACACAAAAGATGAAAATCTACAGCAAGCCCTTAGTTTCCGAACTTAAAACCTTTGTAGCAACAGGTGTAGGATTTAATGCTAAAACAGGTGAACACGATGACCTTATCAGCGGTGTTCTATTAATTATACGCATGGCTACTGTATTAGCGGACTGGGACCCACAAATCTATGACAAGCTAACAGAAAGAATTACCGAAGATCAGATGCCCATGCCTATCTTTGTGTCTAGCGGTTTTTGATAAATATAACTATGGATGCAACAAACAATATTGCCACTGATTTATTTTATAAAATTCGCAGCCGCTTCAAAGGCCTAAAACTAGGCAATGAATTGGGTGCTATTACCATCAATCCAGAAGAAGCAAGATTCTTTGATTTTGATTACATGGAAGGTGAAACTGCTGTGGGACATGTTAGTATCAGTCTTGCAGAACAGAATTCTATCAAAGTTTATTTCAGCACAGGCATCACAGAAAGCATGGATCCCCTACAAAAGAATAACTGGTACGGATTCCTAAAAGAATTAAGATTATTTTCTAAAAGAAGATTAATGAGCTTTGATACTAGAGACATTGCTAAAGACAATCTAGATCGTAGAGATTATGAGTTTTTAACTCAGCACAATCAACCAAAACAACAACCAAATACAGTGATACAACCTGTCGGAGAAAGTATTATGAGTGAAAGCCAACTATACGGTAGCAAGACAATGAGCTACCAAAAGTTAATGGATACCCGTTTGATTATCAAACACAGTCAAGCATTAGCAGACGATATGCAACCAGGTGCTAGAAGCAGAAACATCTCAGCATTGTTTGTAGAAAATCAAGACGGCGAAAGATTTAAGTATCCGTTTATTCATCTAAGTGGTGCCCGTGCTATGCAGCGACATGTTGCTAATCAAGGTGTACCCTATGACGACATCGGCAAAAGTATTATTAACATGAGTGAGCAGATTGCTCAACTAAAAAGCTTCAACAACTATGTTGTACGCAACGACCTAATGAATTTTGAAACAAATGATGTAGTCGAACGCAGTCAACAACAATTAAACATGATGAGAGAGCAACTGGCTAGACTAGCCAAGCAGAGTCATTATGAAGTTTATAGAGAAACATTCCAGCCACAGGCAGCATTAGAAGTTCCACAAGAAGTAGTTGAAGATTACACTGAAAAATTTACAGTTAAGAACTTTAAAGAAGATATCAAAAGCGTATTTCCAGTTCTGTACAGACTAATGAAGGAAAGCGAATTAGGCTATGACGACATAGTCGCAATGACAAACATTGAACAACCAACCACAGAAGATTTTGATCTTGAAGAAAATAATAATGAGTTTGATCGCTTTGAATCATGGGTTATGGGTCTAGGAGAAGATAGTCCTATACAAAGTCAAGAACCAGAAGAGCAGGCAACCGCAATACAAGCACTACAAGAATTAGTAGCCCAAGCCTTTCCAATAGGTGTAGATGGATCAAATGCCATCGAAAGCCTCAAAGGTATTATTGAAGATCCTCAATTAGAAAAACAAATTCAGACACAGGCAGAGCAAGATCCCGAGATGGATGCAAGAGGGCTAGTACAACAATGGTTGAGCCTATATGCACCAGAAGTATTGGAGCAATTAGATTTCGGAGATTTTGATCCGAACGCAACAGCGGAGCCAGAAGGTGAAGCGCCGGCGACTGACCAAGGGGGTGATATAACAGCGCCAGAAGCACCAGCAGAAGAGGTTCCAGCAGAAGAACCAGTTCCGCAAGAAAGTCAAGGTGAGGAAGAACAACAACCACAGCAGATGAATGTTCAAGAAGTTGCAGAATTTATTCACAGTTTTTATGACCGTGATTCAGGCACCTTCCCTAAAGGCCCAGAAGGCGTTTGTACTATGGTAGGCAAGAAGTTTGGCGAACAGGCAGAACATGTTGCTCGCAAGATGGTAGAAAGAATGGCACCACAACAACAAGATCCGCAGATTGCAGAATTGGCTCGTATTAGAGAATTAGCAGGCTATTAAAAGTTTCGTCGCAGTTAGATTGGGCACTTAGGTGCCCTTTCTTTTGGCTACATTGATTGTCAACGAAACTTATATCTAAAGCGTTATATATGTATACGCAGACATTCCTGTCTAAGTATGTTAACTAAAGGAAACTTTAAAATGAAATCAGCAATCGCAATCCTCGCTACCGTGTTTGCAGTATCAGCATTTGCACAAGCACCTGCCAAGAAAGAAGAAGCTAAACCAGCTGCACCAGCAGCCGCAGCAAGTGCTCCAGCACCTGCACCAGCTAAGGCTGAAGTTAAGAAGGAAGAGAAAAAGCCTGTAAAAAGTGACGGTGCAAAGAAGGACGCACCTAAAGCAGACGCAAAGCCCGCTGCTCCAGCAAAGTAAATTTGATCTAGAACAAAGTGATCTCATTATTGATGATGAGATCACTTATGGCCGTAATCGAAGAAGTCAAGAGTTTGGTAAAGTAGTAGAAGATACAGAATTATCAGACTATGTGAAGTTTAGATTATGGCTAGCTAGACAAATGGCATTGGCCAAATATAAAGAAGTCCATGGTTAAGCCCTGGGCTTTTTTATTGGCAAAATAAAATTAAAAATAAACACAAAATCATTGACCTTGCTAAATAAAAAGCGCATAATACATATGTGCATTAAGGCATAATAACATTTTAGGCATAACATAGGAGGCATTTAAAATGGCAACATTAGCAGAAATTCGTGCGAAACTTCAAGAAGCACAATCAAAGTCCACAGGACAATCCACAGGCGGTGGAGACAACGCAATTTACCCACATTGGAACATGCAAGAAGGTAAGGAAGCAGTAATTCGCTTGCTACCAGACGGTAACACCAACAACACATTTTTCTGGGTAGAACGAGCAATGATCAAATTGCCGTTCGCAGGTATCAAAGGTGAAACAGACAGTCGTCCAGTTCAAGTACAGGTCCCCTGTGTTGAAATGTACAACGACGGTACAGCTTGCCCGATCCTTTCAGAAGTTCGTGGTTGGTTCAAAGACAAATCACTAGAAGAAATGGGTCGTAAGTATTGGAAAAAGCGTTCATACATTTTCCAAGGCTTTGTTGTTGAAGATCCCATCCGTGAAGAAAAGACTCCGGACAATCCAATCCGTAGATTCATCATTGGTCCTCAAATCTATCAAATCATCCGTTCAGCATTAATGGATCCAGAGTTGGAAGAATTGCCAACTGACTACCTGCGTGGTGTCGACTTCCGTATTGCTAAAACTAGCAAAGGTGGATTTGCTGATTACTCTACATCAAAGTGGAGTCGTCGTGAAAGAGCATTGAGTGATATTGAGAAGGCAGCGTTGGAATCACATCAGTTGCACAACTTGAGTGACTTCCTACCTAAGAAGCCTACTGATGTTGAGCTCAAGGTAATGAAAGAAATGTTTGAAGCGTCAGTTGACGGTGAAGCATATGACCTAGAGCGTTGGGGACAATATTTCAAACCAGCAGGTTTGGGTAGTGCCACTGGCGATCCTAACAAGGCCACAAGTCGTGCAGCCGCACCTGCTCCAGCAGCAGATGAAGACGATGCTCCGTTTGATACTACTCCTGCTCCAAAAGCAGCGGCAGCTCCTGCACCAGCAGGCGATGCAGGCGGTGCAAGTCGTGCGCAAGACATTCTTGCAATGATTCGTAATCGTCAAAAGTAAATCGATGTAGACAAGAGTACGAGCCCGCGCTCGTACTCTCTTTCATTTCAGGAAAAAAATAATATGGCAAAAGCATTTGATATTTCTAAATTTAGAAAGTCAATTACTAAATCAATTGATGGTTTAAGTATTGGCTTTAACGACCCAACAGACTGGGTTAGTACAAACAACTACGCATTAAACTATCTAATTAGCGGATATTTTGATCGAGGCATCCCGTTAGGCAAGGTCACAGTATTTGCAGGTGAGAGCGGCGCAGGTAAAAGTTTCATCTGTTCAGGCAATCTGGTCAAGAACGCACAGGCACAAGGCATTTATCCTATCTTAATTGATACAGAAAATGCGCTGGATGAAAAATGGTTACATGCTCTCGGAGTCGATACAAGTCCAGACAAGTTGTTAAAACTTAACATGGCCATGATCGACGATGTAGCAAAAACTATCACCGAATTCATTGCAGAATACAAAACTATGGATGAAGCAGATCGTCCTAAGATCTTGTTTATCATAGACTCATTAGGTATGTTGTTGACTCCAACGGATGTTAATCAATTCCAAGCAGGCGATATGAAAGGTGACATGGGCCGTAAACCTAAAGCACTTACAGCACTGGTTCGCAACTGTGTCAACATGTTTGGTAGCTACAACATCGGTATGGTATGTACCAATCACACATATGCTAGTCAAGACATGTTTGATCCAGATGACAAGATCTCCGGCGGCCAAGATTTCATTTATGCGAGCTCCATTGTTGTTGCTATGCGTAAATTAAAATTAACACTTGATGCGGATGGCAACAAGACCACAACGGTACAGGGCATTCGTGCAGCTTGTAAGATCATGAAAACTCGTTATGCAAAGCCGTTTGAAAGTGTACAGGTTGAGATTCCTTATGAAACAGGTATGAGTCCATATAGTGGATTGGTCGACCTGTTCGAAGCCAAAGGCATGCTCAAGAAAGAAGGTAACAGTCTTGTCTACACAACTTCAGATGGTGAGATTATCAAACAGTTCCGTAAGGCCTGGGAAAAGAATGAGAAGACTGGCCTTGACATCATGATGGAAGACATTTCAAAACATGGTGAAATTTCCGCTTCAGAGATAACTACTAGTGTTGAACCTGAAACGGAGATTACTGAATGAAAGAAGATTTAATTGCAGACATCTGGACATTGGTGATAGAGCATATACCAGAAAAACATCGCAAGGATCTCGCTGCCGACTTTGTTAATACACTTTTAGATTATGGCATTAAAGAAAGTATTCTAAAAGATTTAACAGGTGTTGACAGCTATCTAGATGATGCTATTAACTATGCCATTGACGGTGAAGAGATCGATGACGAAGATCCAGAGTATTACGAAGATGAGGAATAAATGAATTGGTATGACAAGGTTAGTAGAGATATAAGCAATATTCCAAATGCTGTGGCCTATTATGAAGCTGAGTTAATCGAAGCAAAACAAGATGTCCGCATAGCAGGTAACATTGAGAAGGCAAGTTCGCAAATGCCCGGTATCGTGGAAGAACGCTTTAATCAACTTCAAGAAATTGAAGGTATCCTTGAGTACTTAAACATTGAACTTCGTAGACTTCGTAGTCAACATTTTCGTAAATATTTAGAAAACTATCAACGAGCTTTATCTTCTAGGGACTGTGAAAAGTTCGTAGAAGGTGAAGCTGATGTTGTAGATTTTGAAAAAATCATCAACGACTTTGCCCTGCTACGGAACAAGTGGTTGGGCATTATCAAAGCACTTGATCAAAAACAATGGCATCTAAGTAACATTGTTAAATTACGAGTATCTGGATTAGAAGACGCATCATTATGAAAATAGGCATTTTAGGTTTAGGATATGTAGGATCAGCAGTGGCATGGACACACCGGCATCATGGGGTTGTTGCTCGTGATCCCAAGTTAGGAGACAGATCTGCTTCTTTAGAAGAAATTAAAACTTGTGATGCAATCTATGTATGTGTACCAACTCCAATGTTAGAGGACGGACACTGTGATGATAGCTATGTAAAATCAGTTTTAGCAGAGCTAGCAGACTATAATAAGATTATTATTTGTAAAAGCACAGTACCGCCCGGAGTATATGCTTACCTTGAAAGCAAATATTCCAATATTGTCCATGCTCCAGAGTTTCTAACCGCCGCAAATGCAATTGCTGATTATGAATTATCAACATGGGTGCTAGTAGGCGGAAAATCTGAAAATGTTGAAAAGGCAATAGAAATAATCTCTGCAAGTTCAATCGCTGCAATCCACTATCATAGAACAACCATTACAACAGCATCATTGTTTAAGTACTTGGCTAATTCGTTTATGGCTACAAAAGTAACATTCATGAATGAGTTTTATCAATTAGCCCAACATTTTGATGTTGACTGGCAAGACATTAAAAAGATAGCAACAAACGATTCTAGACTAGGTCATACTCATTGGGATGTACCAGGCCCAGATGGAAAGTTTGGCTTTGGAGGTGCATGTTTTCCAAAAGATGTTGCTGCTATATGTGAACAGGCAATTGACATTGGCATGAGTTTAGAATTACTAGAGCGTGTAGAAGAAATTAATAAAAAACAAAGACATTAAGATAGTTGTTCGTTGATATAGTCTGTAATTTTCTTTTCTGCAACCCAACCAAATATTTTTTCAATTTTTGACGAATTAGAAAGAGTAATATATGCCTCGCCTAGTCTAGGCTCAATCATTTTAACATTTTCTGAAATTAGATGTGCCAGTTCTAAAACAGAATGATTGGTCCCAGTTCCCACATTAAAGATCTCACCATAATGTTTATGGTCTATATCCATGGCTAACATATTTGCGCGGACCACATCATCAACATGAGTGAAGTCTCGACGCTGTGTTCCGTCGGGCACAATAGTTAGCGATTCTCCTGCTTTAAATTGTTTTAAAAATAAACCAACCACCGGAGCATATGGTCCTTTCAATGGTTCTCTAGGACCGTAAACATTAAAATATCTAAAGGTAACAGTTTTTAAACCAAACAATTTAGTGTACATACTACACAGTTTTTCTCCAGATGCTTTGGAAACAGAATACGGATTTAGACAATCGTCAGGCATCTCTTCATTTAAGGGAGGAGTATTTGCAAGTCCGTAAGCAGAAGATGTAGAACTGTACATCACTTTTGAAACACCAGCTTCCCTACTACATTGCAATACTGTACCAGTTCTTAATACATTTGTTCTAATTGTTAGTAGAGGATTTAATATTGTTGGCTGGATTCGAGATTCTGCTGCACAGTGAAAAACATAATTAACATCTTTATACAACTCTTTAGTTGCTTCGTAGTCGGCAATGTCTAATTTATAATATTTTGCCAACGGATTATAATAAAAAGAGTCATGTACCATTGATGTTTCGGCATCAATTACAATTACTTCGTGCCCTTTTTCAATTAACTTATCAACAATATGTGAACCAATGAAGCCTGCGCCACCTGTTACCAACGATTTCATGTATTACCTCTAAAATTTTATTTATTCCAATAATATGCGCAGATAAATATCTGCATGAAACGCATTGTACTAATCACAGGGGGTTTCGACCCTCTTCATTCCGGGCATATCGCCTATATTAAAGCAGCTAGAGAACTCGGCGATTCCTTAATCGTTGGAGTTAATTCCGATGAATGGTTACGCCGAAAGAAAGGGCAAGAATTTATGCCCTGGGAAGAACGAGCTACTATCATTGCAGCACTACATGATGTTGATAGAGTTGTCAACTTTGATGACAGCGATAACAGTGCCAAAGATGCTATTAGAAAAGTTAGAGCAATATATCCAACTGCACATATAATCTTTGCAAATGGCGGCGACAGAACCAAAGAAAATATTCCAGAGATGGATCTACTTGAAGAAATGCTACATTTAGATTTTGTATTTGGTGTAGGCGGTGAGGATAAAAAGAACTCAAGTAGCTGGATCCTCCAAGAATGGAAATCACCTAAGACCGAACGCCAATGGGGATACTATCGTGTACTACATGAAGACGGTGCTCATGTAAAGGTAAAAGAACTTACAGTTGATCCTGGGAAGAGTCTATCAATGCAAAGACACAAACATAGATTTGAACATTGGTTTGTGACCGAGGGAACTGCAACAGTTAACACCTTGGATGCAGACGACAATACTGTGATGAAAAACTTTATAATGACAAACATGCAGACATACATTGGTAGAGAAGAATGGCATCAATTAGTTAATAAAAGCGATACACCGTTAAAAGTTATCGAAATTCAATTTGGTGAAAAATGTGTTGAAGAGGATATAGAAAGAAAATGATTAATATTTTTATTGGTTACGATCATCGTGAGGCCATTGCGTATCATGTATGCGCAAACAGTATTATTAGACATTCTAGTAAGCCAATTTCGTTTACGCCACTTGCATTAAAGAACATGCAAGATTATCAAGAAACACATACTGACGGCAGTAATCAGTTTATCTACAGTCGTTTCCTTGTACCGCACTTGATGGAATACAACGGCTGGGCTATTTTTATGGACGGCGATATGTTAGTTCGCGATGACATCGATACATTATGGGCACTGCGAGATGATAGCAAAGCAGTAATGGTAGTCAAGCATGATTACAAAACTAAGATGACAGAAAAATATCTAGGCGCCAAAAACGAAAATTATCCTAGAAAGAATTGGTCAAGTGTTATTTTATGGAATTGCGGTCATGCCGCAAATAAAGTAGTGACCCCTGCATTTATTGAAACTGCTACAGGTGCCCAACTACATAGATTTACTTGGCTTGCTGATGAACTAGTTGGAGAATTACCCAGTGTGTGGAACTGGTTGCCCGATGAGTTCGGCGCTAACCAAGATGCAAAATTATTGCATTATACTCTAGGAACCCCAAGTTTTCATGACTTTGCTACAACCCCAATGGGCGACGAATGGCATAGAGAAAGAATTTATACCGATTATTGTTTACAAAGAAATTTATGATATTTTTAAGTAAAGACGGCCAAGACGAATATATCAATATGTTTGCGTGGGGGTGTGGGGAAAACCATGTATCAACAAAAAATTTTAATTACCATGATTCAACAGAACCAATTGTGTTAAGGGGAATTTTAAAACACAAAATAATGAAACGCTGTTGGAAAGATCATCGAACCTTTTATTATATGGATACTGGATATTTTGGCAATGAGCGGACTGAAAATAATCCAAGCGGTTGGAAGTATTGGCATCGTATTGTAAAAAATGATCTGCAACACGGCGAAATTATTGCAAGACCCGATGATAGATTTAGGAAATTTAATAAGACTTTTACTCCTTGGAAGAAAACAGGCAGTAAGATTTTAATTGCTGCGCCGGATGAAAAGCCCTGTAAGTTTTATGGTGTAGATAAAGATCAATGGGTCGCCGAAACTGTTGCAAGAATTAAAGAACACACAGATAGACCAGTTGTTGTTCGTGAACGAGCACCTAAAAGAATTGATAGGATCGTCACGGACACACTGCAACAGGCATTGGACAATGATGTATTTGCTCTAGTAACATATAACAGTGTTGCCGCAATTGAAAGTGTGTTTTATGGTATACCGGCGTTTACTATGGCGCCTACAAATGCTGCAAGTCCGGTAGCTTTACAAGATCTTAGTAAAATAGAAACACCGTACTATGCAGATAAAGATAAATTATATGCTTGGGGATGCCACTTGGCTTACGGTCAATTTCATATTGATGAATTAAAAAATGGAAGAGCAAAGGAGATGTTATTAAATGGATGAAGAACTATTTAAAAATTCAATACCAGGTGTAGCTTCCTCAATTTTCCGAGGAGTTGTTAAAAGAAAATATATACAGCAACACTGGCAAGATAAAAAAGATTTCTATTACATGGACACTGGATATTTTGGAAATTTTATGAGCCCAGGTAATCCTGGCGGAAAAAAACTATTTCATAGGATAGTTAAAAACGATCTACAAAAACATTGGTTAGAAAAATATCCTATCGATCGCTGGCAAGAAATTTGTAAAATTGATCCTAGATATAAATGGACCGGTTGGAAGAAAAAAGGCAACAAAATTTTAATAATTGTGCCAAATAGAAAATCGTGTGTGTTCTACGGTTACGAAGAAGGCAAGTCCGCAGACCGAGATGAAACTAAGCCTACCTGGCTAATGAATACTATAGAAACAATAAAAAAACACACAGACATGGAAATAGTCATTAGAGAAAAAGGCAGTAGGTCAGCACGACAACATCATTCAATATTTGATGCTCTAGACGAAGGCGTATTTGCCACTGTAGCATTTAATAGTATTGCGGCACTAGAGTCTGTGATATATGGTATACCGGCATTTGTTACTGTGCCATGTGCAGCATCTCCGTTAGCGTTAACTGATCTTAGTCGAATAACAACGCCTTTCTATCCAGACGAATCAATAGTCCAACAACATTGTGCGTCTTTAGCATACGGTCAATTTACTCCGGAAGAGATATCTAACGGAACTGCATGGAAATTATTAAACAAATGAAATTACTTGTAAACGACAAAGAACTTGCAAACTATCTTTGTATTCTAATCGATATTAAAGATCAGTGCAGTCATATTAAGATGGACGAATCTAACAATTCTAATGTTGCTCAATCTGTTGCATATATTTTAGAAAAACAGAATCATGCAAAATTTAGCATAGAAAAACATAGAGATAAATTTAAACAAAAAATTAGACAAGGTGTTACTAAAGATCTACAGATATGGCGCAGTCAAATTAATGAAGTAGTGACTAAGTATAGAAAACATCATTTCCGTAATATTCATACACGGATAGATTATTTGTTAGACCGTCTTGACGAAAATCGAGTAATAACTAGCTATCTTAAAGGCGATGTTAATTATTTTATAAAAACAGTAGGCTTACAGATAGATCCTACTGCAGAAATGATACGCCGCAAACATTTT